ATGGTGGAAATCAATAATCAACGTAAGGCGTTCCTCGATATGCTGGCGTGGTCAGAGGGAACTGATAACGGACGGCAGAAAACCAGAAATCATGGTTATGACGTCATTGTAGGCGGAGATCTATTTACTGATTACTCCGATCACCCTCGCAAACTTGTCACGCTAAACCCAAAACTCAAATCAACAGCAGCCGGACGTTACCAGCTTCTTTCCCGTTGGTGGGATGCATACCGTAAGCAGCTTGGCCTGAAAGACTTCTCTCCGAAAAGCCAGGACGCTGTTGCACTACAGCAGATTAAAGAGCGTGGCGCTTTACCGATGATTGATCGCGGTGATATCCGTCAGGCTATCGACCGTTGCAGCAATATCTGGGCTTCACTGCCGGGCGCTGGTTATGGTCAGTTCGAGCATAAGGCTGACAGCCTGATTGCAAAATTCAAAGAGGCTGGCGGAACGGTCAGAGAGATTGAGGTATGAGCAGAGTCACCGCGATTATCTCCGCTCTGGTTATCTGCATCATCGTCTGCCTGTCATGGGCGGTCAATCATTACCGTGATAACGCCATCACCTACAAAGAGCAGCGCGATAAGGCCGCATCCATTATCGCTGACATGCAGAAACGTCAACGTGATGTAGCAGAACTCGATGCCAGATATACAAAGGAGCTTGCTGATGCTAACGCGACTATCGAAAGTCTCCGTGCTGATGTTTCTGCTGGTCGTAAGCGCCTGCAAGTCGCCGCCACCTGTGCAAAGTCAACGACCGGAGCCAGCGGCATGGGCAATGGAGAAAGCCCAAGACTTACAGCAGATGCTGAACTCAATTATTACCGTCTCCGAAGTGGAATCGACAAGATAACCGCGCAGGTTAACTACCTGCAGGAGTACATCAGGACGCAATGCCTTCGATGATAGCGATAATTTTACTCATCATCCTTCACATCTGGCTCTGTAGACAGGGTGGTGATCACTTCTGGAGTGAATCCAGATTAAATATCTCATTGCTGATGCTTGATATTGAGCATCTTGCGCGCAGTAAGGGGCTGCGTTGAGATAAGAGCCAGTTCATTACAAATACCAGGATTTAGCCTCGCATTCGCGGGGCTTTTTATATCTGAATTTCACAGCGCATCTCACGCGCATATTAACGAGAGCCTTTCAGTAAGCGAGCCTGAGAAATGCCGTTATAGGTGGCGACCTCTCTCGGGCGGCTTTTCTGTGAGACAGGCTCACTTTCTAAAAGGTAAAGACGCTATGAATCATCAATTGGCTAATCTCGATTTCCGGGACATGGTGGTTGTTTCTGGTGATCGCGTGATCACAACCTCCCGCAAGGTAGCAGCTTACTTCGACAAGCAGCATCACCACATCATTCAGAAAATCGAAAAGCTAGACTGTTCGGATGAATTTCTAACCAGCAACTTTTCGCGGGTTACCTATGAACACAAGGGTAATCAGTATGTTGAATATGAAATTTCCAAAGACGGCGCGATGTACATCATCATGTCGTTTACCGGCAAAAAAGCTGCCGCCATCAAAGAGGCGTTTATCAAAGCATTTAATTGGATGCGTGACAGGCTGATGGAGATGGCTCACTCATACCAAAGAGAGCACAACGAGTTAATGCTGGAGTTCATGAAGGAAAAGGATGTTGCCAGTATGTCAGGACGCTTGCTGAACCGCTGGGGCAGGATCAAAAAACCGCAACTCATAGCAAGAATCGAAAGGCTTGAGCAGCAGGCGCAAATATCGATCCCCGGACTGCCAAAGCGACCATTCCAAAGCCCATCTACGGGTGGGCTTGATAATGAAACCGGAATTTATTCTGGGCAACCAGTTACGGCAGTACCGCGAAACAACCCAAGCCAGTAAGTGGGGAAATAACACTGGCAGCCACTGAAAGATGAACCTCCAGCCTTATGGCAAAAAAGATTCTTTGTGGTGGCGGACTGATGGAAAGACATCCTAATCAAGCAACCACTCCACAGGGTCATAATTATGAACGACCAGCAAATCGAAAAAGAAATCGTTGAGAAAGGCAAAACGGCACCGCGCGTTACGCCAGACCATATCGAAGGAATTATTGCTCAGGAGGCATATTTCACAGCAGAGGATGGTGCCTTTGGCAAAGCCATAAAAGCGAAACATACTGGCGGAGAGGTAAACTACCAGCCGCACGAATCACTTTCTCTGCTGACGTTCTGCGTCCTGGTGCTGCGCAACGGCTTCACCGTCACCGGAGAGAGTGCCTGTGCAAGCCCGGAAAACTTTGATGCAGAAATTGGTCGGAAGATTGCCCGGCAAAATGCTGTAAACAAAATCTGGATGCTCGAAGGTTACTTGCTGAAGCAGAAGCTAAGCGAACAGTAGTTATTACAAAAGCCATTCCCTACAGAGTGGCTTTGATAATGACTTATACCCTACACGGGATAACTTAACTGATATCCCTTTTAACGGATAAACGGAGCCAACAATGGCAGAGATTATTCCCATGACTGAAGAACAGAAATTCCAGTTAGAGATTTACAAGCTGGTCATGAACCAGAACGCAGCCGCAGAAGAAGCATTTCAGTTCATTGGTACTGACGAGTTGAAGCTTGAGCTATTCAAAATTCACTTCCAGTCAGGCGGCGCTAATTCAGATATCACGACCCGCACTATCGAAGCGGTGCGTAAATCGAAGGAAGCGTTAGACCTGTTCACTACCGGAGCATAAACATGGCAACTCAAGGTTTCGACAACCCATCCAAATTCCGCGATGAATGGGATAAGCAAGCAGAAGGGAAATAATCAATATGGCAGCACCAAAGGGCAACCGATTTTGGGAGGCCCGCAGTAGTCATGGGCGAAACCCTAAATTCGAATCGCCTGAGGCGCTGTGGGCTGCTTGTTGTGAATACTTCGAGTGGGCTGATGATAACCCGCTATGGGAGGGTAAGGTATTTTCATATCAGGGAGAAATAATTAAGGCTAATGTCCCTAAGATGCGAGCCATGACTATTTCAGGATTGTGTACCTTCCTTGATATCACCAGGCAAACATGGGGAACCTTCCGGTCAATGGAAGGTTTTTCTGACGTCACATCACGAGCGGAAGACATCATCTACGACCAGAAATTCTCTGGCGCAGCCGCTGACCTTCTCAACGCTAATATCATCGCCCGTGATTTGGGCCTCAAAGAGCAGTCGCAAGTTGAAGACGTGACACCTGATAAGGGAGATCGCGATAAGCGACGCTCTCGTATCAAGGAGCTATTCAACCGTGGAACTGGACGCGATTCTTGATAACCTGAGCGACGAAGAGCAAATCGAATTGCTCGAGCTACTCGAAGAAGAAGAGAGCTACAGGAACACACACCTGCTATATGAATTTACGCCATACAGCAAACAGCGTGAGTTCATCGACGCCGGGCATGACTATCCAGAGCGCTGTTTTATGGCTGGTAACCAGCTTGGTAAGTCATTTACTGGTGCTGCTGAAGTCGCGTTTCACCTTACAGGGCGTTATCCGGGCACAAAAGGCTATCCTGCTGATGGTAAATATGGCGGTGAGTGGAAAGGTAAGCGTTTCTATGAGCCTGTTGTCTTCTGGATTGGCGGCGAGACAAACGAGACGGTAACCAAAACGACTCAACGCATCCTGTGCGGTCGTATTGAAGAGAATGATGAGCCGGGCTACGGTTCAATACCGAAAGAGGACATCATTAGCTGGAAGAAGTCTCCTTTCTTTCCGAACCTTGTTGATCATCTTCTGGTTAAGCATCACACGGCTGATGGCGTTGAAGATGGCATTTCAATCTGCTACTTCAAACCATACTCGCAAGGCCGCGCTCGCTGGCAGGGTGACACAATCCACGGCGTGTGGTTTGACGAAGAGCCACCATACAGCATTTATGGTGAAGGCCTTACCCGTACCAACAAATACGGGCAATTCTCAATTCTGACGTTTACCCCGCTGATGGGGATGTCTGACGTTGTTACCAAGTTCCTGAAGAATCCCAGCAAGTCGCAGAAAGTGGTCAACATGACCATCTACGACGCTGAGCACTACACAGACGAACAGAAAGAGCAAATCATCGCATCTTATCCTGAGCATGAGAGAGAGGCGCGTGCTCGCGGTATTCCTACGATGGGTAGTGGTCGAATCTTCCAGATACCGGAAGAGACGATTAAGTGTCAGCCGTTCGAGTGTCCTGATCACTTCTACGTCATCAATGCAATGGACTTCGGATGGGATCACCCACAGGCACATATCCAGCTTTGGTGGGATAAAGACGAGGACGTGATTTATCTTTCTCGCGTCTGGAAGGCCAAACAGAAGAAGGCGACAGAGGCATGGAGTGCTGTTAAAGCATGGAGCAAAAACACCCCTACGGCTTGGCCTCATGACGGGCATCAGCACGAAAAGGGAGGCGGCGCTCAGCTCAAGGAACAATACGCCGAAGCTGGGTTCGACATGTTGCCAGATCATGCAACATGGCCTGATGGAGGTAATGCGGTCGAACCCGGGATAGCAGAGATACGCGACATGATGCTCGACGGTCGTTTCAAGGTATTTAACACCTGCGAGCCATTCTTTGAAGAGTTTCGTCTGTATCACCGCGATGAGAACGGGAAGATCGTCAAGCTAAATGACGACATCCTTTCTGCTGTTCGCTATGGCTACATGATGAGGCGTTTTGCAATACAGATGCGAGACATCAAAGATCCTAAAGAGATTGATTACTCAAGCTACAACATACCTTGCGGAGTTGGATGATGGCTGATGATAGAAAGATGACTGACTGGCATCGCAAGGTGCTGTGCAACTTTGATAATGCCTGGTCAGCAACGAAGGATATGCGTGAGCAGATTATTGAGGCTCAACGTTTCGTCCGGGTGGCCGGCGCACAGTGGGAAGGCAGCACAAACGCTGGTTACTCATTTGATGAAGGCAGGTTTGAGCATTACCCGCGCTTTGAGCTGAATAAGATTGCCCGTGAATGTGATCGCATCATTGGCGAGTATCGACAGAATCGCATCAGCGTTAAATTCAGGCCGAAGGATGACAAGGCATCGGAAGCGTTAGCCGAAAAGATGAACGGCAAATTCCGCGCTGACTATCAGGAAACATCCGGTGGCGAAGCGTGTGATAACGCATTTGATGATGCTGTAACGGGCGGATTCGGTTGTTTCCGCATGTGTGCCGATTACGAAGATGAAATGGATCCGAGTAACGAGCAGCGACGCATCAGCCTTCTTCCTGTTTACGACCCAGCGACATGCGTCTTCTTCGATCAGGACAGCAAGCAATATGACCGCTCTGATGCCATGTGGGCTATGGAAATGTTCTCCATGACGCCTAAAGCGTTCGAGGCTGAATACCCTGATTCCATCGCGGCAAGCCTTTCTCGTGATGACACTGGCACTCAATATGACTGGTCAACGCCAGATGCCATCTATGTTGGACGCTACTACGAAGTCCGCATAGAGAAGGTGAAGCTCACAGCATGGCGTAACCCTGTCAGCGGAGAAACGGCAATCTATGATGAAGAGCAAATCAAAGATATTGTCGACGAGCTGACCGATGGTGCATTCGAACTGATTGGCGAGCGAACGGTGAAGAAACGCCGAGTTTATTGCGGTCTTCTGTCTGGCGCTGAATGGCTGGAAGAACCGAAGCGTATTCCGGGCGAACATATTCCTCTCATCCCGGTATATGGGCGTCGTTCATTTGTTGATAATCAGGAACGAATCGAAGGCCACGCAGCAAAAGCGATGGATGCACAGCGTCTTGAGAACCTGATGGTTTCCATGATTGCAGATAACGCTACTCAGGCTGGCGGCGATGGCATTCCTGTAGTTGATGTTGACATGATTCCTGGTCCTCTTGCCACTCATTGGGCGGAGCGCAACAAAAAGCGCCCGGCGTTCCTGCCGATGGTCAGTCTGAAAAACAAAAACGGAGATATTACTGCGCAGGCTCAGGTCAGCAGTTATACGCCTCCGACACAAATGCCTCCAGCTCTTGCCGGGCTATTGCAGTACACCGGAACGGCTATTCAGCAAATTACAGGTGCGTCGCAGCTTGAGAACATGCCGAGCAACGTCGCCACCGATACCGTTGATAGCATCTTTAACCGGATGGATACGCAGTCCTATATCTACATGGATAACATGGCTAAATCCATGCGTCGCGCTGGCGTTGTGTGGCTTTCTATGGCGCGTGAGGTCTATGGCAGTGATACGCCGATGCGTATCGTTAATGAGGACGGCAGCGATGACGTGGCGCTGATGACTGGTGAAGTGGTTGACCGTCAGACAGGGCGGGTTATCGCGCTTAATGACCTTTCGCAGGGCAACTATGAAGTGACTGTCGATGTCGGTCAGTCGTTCGCTACTCGCCGTGATGCAACGGTTAAGTCGTTACTTTCCATGCTGGCACTTATCCCACCAGGAACGCCGAAGCACGACCTTGTATCGTCGATGATTCTCGACAATATGGACGGCGAAGGGATGGATGACCTTAAAGAATACAACCGCAATCAGTTGCTTCTGTCTGGAGTTATCAAGCCGAGAACGCCAGAAGAGCAGCAGATGGTTGAGCAGGCGAAACAACAACAGGCCAGTCAGCCAGATCCGGCTATGGTTGCAGCGCAAGGTCAGCTTCTTGCAGGTCAGGCTGAATTGCAGAAAGCGCAGAACGAACAGGCAGCCATTCAGGTTAAAGCATTCCAGGCACAGACTGATGCTCAGGTTGCAGCGGCAAACGTTGTGAAAATCCTCGCATCTGCCGATAGCCAGCAGAAATCTGATATCCGCGAGGCTCTGAAACTGCTCGGACAGTTCCAGCAACAGCAAGGAGACAATGCCCGTGCTGATGCAGAGCTTGTCCTGAAAAGTCAGGCACAGGGCCATGCGCAGCGCATGGACATCAGCAGCATCCTGCAAAAATCAACTCAGCAACAACCACAGCAGTAATTAACCCATAACGTGCAATGGCTGTCTTTATGAGGCCTGGCACCCTATTGCCTTCCGATGGGCTGAACATCGAGTAAACAGGGGTAACAAATGGACCAGATGGCAGAAAACACACCAGAAGTTGAAATCGAACCCGACGCGTCAGAGCAGATTCCTGATGATGTCGAACTGGCTGAAGAAGTCGAAAAAGTAGATGGCAGTGAGTCCTCAGGAAATGATGCAGAGGAAGCTACTGACACTGATGACGACGAATCAGAACAGGAATTCTACTTTGGTGACGAAAAGCTGGATTCGCCAACCAGCGAAGATGGCGGAGAGCATGGACTGGTAAAACACCTGCGCAAGACGATTAAAGAGAAAGACCGCGAGCTGAAAGAGCTGATGCGTCAGTCTCAGAAACCCGTCGAGCAGCAGCCGGTAATCACTCAACCACCGCGAATGCCAAAAATGGATGATGAGGACATCGGTTTCGATGAAGAAATCTACCAGCAACGCATGGCTAAGTGGGCAGAGGATAACGGCAAGTACCAGCAACAGGAGATGGCTCGCAAGCAGAAGGAGCAGGAGCTTCAGGCTGCCTATCAAGAGCGATTATCCAAATATCAGCAACGTGTTAAGGCTCTCAAGGTTCCTGGCTATCAGGAAGCAGAACAGGCCGTACTCGAGGAAATCCCCATCGAGACACAAAACGCGATCCTGTTTGAGTCAGAGAAGCCGGAAATCGTTGTTCTGGCACTCGGTCGCAACGCTGAACTGCGCAAGCAACTGGCAGAAGCTACCAACCCCGTAGCAATTGGTCGTCTGCTGGAACGTATCGAATCGAAGGCCAGAATCATGCCAAAAGCAAAAACCACGGCAGCCACAACCCCGACAGTTAAGGGGGGCAACGGCGCAGTAATCAATAACCTCGGCAAACTGAAAGCCAAGGCGCTGGAAACTGGTGACTGGACGCCGTATTTCGCCGCCAAAAAGGCAAAAAAATAACCTATCGGAGCATTAAGCATGCCTAACCAATTAGCAAAAGACCTTGAAATCATGTTCGAAAACTACGTTGAAGGCTTTGAGGCCGCCTGCGTAGTTTCCCGTAACGCTAAAAAATTCCGTCCCGGTGATACAGCAATGCAGCGAGCAGGTGATGTTCTGTATCGTCCGCAGCATTACCACATGAACATTGAGGAAGGCCTAGACCTCAGCGGCAAAACGCCAACAGCACTGGTTCAGCGCCTTGTTCCTTCTGTGTTCAAGGAGCCGAAAAACATTCTGTACACTCTGGATGCGCGTGAAATGCGTGACCCGGAACATAAAACTGAAGCTGGTCGAGCCGCAGGTATGCGCCTTGCTGCACAGATTGACTCTGACCTGATTTCCATGGTCACGCAGCGTGCTACTAACGTGGTCGCAATTCCTGCCTCAGAAAATGGCTCACGGGGCCTTGCCTTGTGGAATGGTGCGGCAGATATTGATGCCACCATGACGGCGATTGGTGTACCTCAGGGTATCAACCGTCGCTCTTTCTGGAACCCCTTCAACTACAAAGACCTTGCTGGCGAGCTTGGTCACCGTGCCTATGCTCAGGGCGCAACCCTGACAGCATACGAAAAAGCGCAGATCCCTCAGGTTGCTTCCTTTGATAGCTACAAGACCGATATTTCTGGTCGATTACCGAAAGGAAGCGTTGAATCCTTGACAGTATCAGGCCAACCTGAACACAAGGTTGAAGCGAAAGATTCAAATGGTATGCCAGTTGATAACCGACAGGGGACTATTACGGTATCTGCATCTGGCTTGCAGGTTGGTGATGCGTTCACCATTGCCGGTGTGAATTCCGTACACCAGATCACAAAAGATACCACCGGGCAACCGCAGGTATTCCGTGTTCTGGCTGTTAGCGGAACTACCGTAACAATTTCTCCAAAGATTCTCCCTGTTGAAAATACTGATGTTGCGAGTCGTCCATATGCAAACGTCGATGCCAAACCGGCAGAATCAGCAGCAATCACCATTCTCAACAAGAACGCAGCACCGGCTAACCTGTTCTGGGCTGATGGTTCTGTTGAACTGATGTACGGCAAACTGGCATTCCCGACTGGTCAGGGGCCACAGGTAATGACAGCAACCACCGAGCAGGGCGCTACGCTGATCATGTCTTACGCCTTCGACCACATCAAAGGCGTAACCACTGCTCGTTTCACCACTCTGTACGGTTGCTCTGTACTTGTTCCTGAATATACGGGCATCGTTATTGCCGGGCAGTAATTTTGGTGGGGCTTCGGCCCCATTTTTATTGGGAGAAGACAATGGCACGAACAATGCTCTATAAGCCAGGCAACATGATCACCTGTGGTCAGTTTGCTGTCGATTACATCATTGTTGATGACGAAGAAGTTAAATCTCACCTGAAAAAAGGTTGGGTAAAAACTCCTGAAGAAACCGCAACGAAGCAAAAAGTGGCTAAGGCGGAAGAAGATGGCGAAAACGAAGGGTGATCTCGTTCTAAAGGCTTTACGAAAAGCCGGGCTGTATTCCAATGCCACGTTGACAGATGCTGACCCTCAGGCAATTGAAGATGCCATTAATGACCTCGAAGACATGATGGCAGCATGGCAGGCTAAAGGTATCGAGCTTGGATATCAGTTTGCTGATACAGAAAACGGCATCATGCCGTTACCTGACGATGATTCAGGTATCCCTGCATGGGCAAATGATGGCGTCGCTTTGAAACTCGCTGTGCAAGTGTGCATGGATAACGTCATTCAGCCGTCAGACGCTCTCCTTACCGCTGCTGACAGTGCATATCAGACAATCTGCATCGCTTTAACCAAAATACCACCACTTGAGCGGCGAAATGATATGCCTCGCGGGGCGGGGTTAAAAAGCGCGTTTACGTGGAATCGGTTTTACATCGAGAAAGATGATCCGAGTACGTGAGGTGAATAAATGCCTATTCAGCAACTTCCGCTTATGAAAGGTGTCGGCAAAGACTTTAGAAACGCCGACTATATCGACTATCTGCCAGTGAATATGTTGGCTACACCCAAAGAAATCCTCAACAGCAGCGGATATCTTCGCTCATTCCCGGGCATTGCCAAACGTTCTGATGTGAACGGTGTATCGCGCGGCGTCGAGTACAACATGGCGCAGAATGCTGTTTATCGCGTGTGTGGCGGCAAGCTGTACAAAGGAGAAAGTGAAGTCGGTGATGTTGCCGGAAGTGGTCGCGTATCAATGGCGCATGGTCGGACATCGCAGGCGGTAGGCGTTAATGGTCAACTTTTCGAGTATCGCTATGATGGCACGGTTAAAACCGTCTCAAACTGGCCTACAGACAGCGGATTCACGCAGTATGAGTTAGGTTCGGTTCGTGACATTACGCGCTTACGTGGTCGTTATGCGTGGTCAAAAGACGGCACTGATTCATGGTTTATCACTGACCTTGAAGACGAATCGCATCCTGACCGTTACAGCGCACAATATCGCGCAGAATCGCAGCCGGACGGCATCATCGGTATCGGCACATGGCGAGACTTCATCGTCTGCTTTGGTTCATCGACGATTGAATATTTCTCCCTGACTGGTGCAACCACCGTTGGTGCTGCTTTGTATGTCGCACAGCCATCGCTGATGGTGCAGAAAGGCATTGCCGGAACCTACTGCAAAACGCCGTTTGCTGACTCGTATGCGTTCATCAGCAATCCGGCAACAGGTGCGCCGTCTGTATACATCATCGGCTCCGGTCAGGTGTCACCAATCGCCAGCGCGAGCATTGAGAAAATACTCCGCTCCTACACTGCTGATGAACTGGCTGATGGTGTGATGGAGTCTTTGCGATTTGATGCGCATGAGTTGCTGATTATCCATCTTCCGCGTCACGTCCTTGTGTACGACGCATCTTCAAGCGCCAATGGTCCGCAATGGTGTGTGCTGAAAACTGGCTTGTATGACGATGTGTACCGCGCTATCGACTTCATTTACGAAGGCAATCAGATAACGTGCGGCGATAAGCTGGAGTCCGTGACCGGGAAATTGCAGTTCGATATCAGCAGTCAGTATAGCCTTCAACAGGAACACCTGCTGTTTACTCCGCTGTTCAAAGCGGATAACGCAAGAGTGTTCGACCTTGAGGTTGAATCTTCAACTGGCGTAGCTCAGTACGCTGACCGCCTTTTTCTCTCTGCAACCACTGACGGCATAAATTACGGTCGTGAGCAGATGATTGAGCAGAATGAACCGTTCGTTTACGACAAACGCGTTTTGTGGAAGCGAGTAGGGCGCATCAGGAAAAATGTTGGCTTCAAATTGCGCGTTATCACGAAGTCACCTGTAACTCTGTCTGGCTGCCAGATAAGGATTGAGTAATGGCGGATTCGAATCTCAATGTTCCGGTAATCATTCAGGCTACACGGCTCGACACATCAGTCCTTCCACGCAATATCTTCTCGCAGTCGTATCTGCTTTACGTTATCGCACAGGGTACTGATGTTGGTAACGTGGCTAACAAGGCCAACGAGGCCGGACAGGGCGCTTATGACGCACAAGTCAGGAACGATGAGCAGGATGTGATTCTCGCTGACCATGAGCAGCGAATTTCTGCTGCGGAAGCAACGCTTGTTAATCATGAGGAGCGAATCAGCCAGGCAGAATCAACTCTTCAGGACCATGAAACGCGAATCGCTCAGAATGAAAGCGATATTGCGTCGCTTGATACCAGAGTTCAGTCGCTGGAGTCGCAGGTTTCAGACCATGAAACGCGCATTGATGCTCTGGAGTATGCAACCAAACGCAAGAAGTCAGAGGTTGTTTACTCTGGCGTATCAGTAACCATCCCGACAGCGCCGACCAACCTTGTTAGCCTGCTGAAAACGCTCACGCCGTCATCCGGGACGTTGGCACCATTCTTCGACACTGTTAACAACAAGATGGTTGTGTTCAACGAGAACAAAACCTTGTTCTTCAAGCTGTCGATTGTCGGGACGTGGCCCAGCGGAACCGCCAACAGGTCAATGCAGCTAACATTTTCCGGTTCTGTTCATGACACACTGGTAAGCAGTCGCAACTCGGCGACAACAACCGACAACATCCTGTTAGCTACGTTCTTCAGCGTGGATAAAGACGGCTTTCTTGCCACAAATGGCAGTACGTTAACCATTCAGTCAAATGGGGCGGCGTTTACTGCCACAACCATCAAAATCATTGCGGAGCAGTGATGATTCAGTTCAAACCAACGCGAAACATCGACCTGATCGAAGCAGTAGGAAATCACCCTGACATTATCGCCGGGAGCAACAACGGTGATGGATACGACTACAAACCTGATTGCCGTTACTTTGAGGTGAACGTGCACGGGCAGTTCGGCGGCATTGTTTACTATCAGGAGATTCAGCCGCTGACATTCGATTGCCACGCCATGTACCTGCCAGAGATTCGCGGCTTCAGCAAGGAAATCGGGCTGGCGTTCTGGCGATACATTCTGACTAACACCACCGTTCAGTGCGTCACATCGTTCGCTGCACGCAAATTCCGCCACGGGCAGATGTACTGCGCAATGATTGGCCTTAAGCGTGTAGGAACCATCAAGAAATACTTCAAAGGCGTGGATGACGTGACATTTTACAGTGCTACACGCGAAGAACTAATCGACTTCCTGAATCACGGGAGATAGCCATGTTATATGCATTTAAGCTGGGCAGAAAACTGCGCGGCGAGGAACCTTATTGCCCTGAAAAAGGCGGGAAAGGTGGCAGCTCTGATAAAAGCGCAAAGTATGCAGCAGAAGCTCAGAAGTATGCCGCAGACCTGCAAAATCAGCAGTGGCAGACGATCATGAAAAACCTTGCTCCGTTCACGCCGCTTGCGGAGCAGTATGTTAACCAGCTTCAGAATCTTTCCAGTTTAGAAGGTCAGGGGCAGGCACTTAATCAGTATTACAACTCTCAGCAGTATAAAGACCTTGCAAGTCAGGCTCGCTATCAGAGTCTGGCGGCAGCGGAAGCAACGGGTGGATTGGGTTCCACCGCAACCAGTAATCAGTTAGCAACAATCGCACCAACGCTTGGTCAGCAATGGCTATCTGGTCAGATGAACAACTACCAGAATCTGGCAAATATCGGTCTTGGCGCTCTTCAGGGGCAGGCAAACGCCGGGCAAACATATGCCAACAACATGAGTCAGATTTCACAGCAAAGCGCGGCGCTGGCTGCGGCAAACGCCAACCGACCGTCAGCATTGCAGCAGGGGGTTAGTGGTGCTGCATCCGGTGCGCTTTTGGGTGGTGGCATAGCCAGCGCTCTCGAGCTATCAACTCCGTGGGGTGCTGGTATCGGTGCTGGTCTTGGTCTGCTTGGCTCGTTGTTTTAAGGGGTAATCATGGCTACTTGGCAAGGATCAAATGGCGGATTGTTAGCTGGTATCGGCGGCGTAAACTCAAACGCTCCGAGCGTAAATGACATCGGCAATACGCTTCAGTTTATCAGGCAGAACAATGATATTGAGCGTTCAGGCGCTAACAATGTTGGGCTGACTGCTTTGCAAGGCCTTTCAGGTATTGCGGGGGTGTTTCAGCAGGAAAAGCAGGCTCAGCGGCAGAAAGAATTTCAGCAGGCATACGCTAATGCTTATGCGTCTGGTGATCGCGGTGCTTTGCGTCAGTTGGCTACTCAATATCCAGACCAGATTGAATCAGTTCGTAAAGGCATGGGATTCATTGATGAAGACCAGCGTAATTCTATCGGCACCTTAGCGGCTGGCGCACGCCTTGCGTCATCGTCTCCAGAAGCAATGCAATCATGGCTGCAAAACAACGCCAAGGAACTGACTCGCGTCGGTGTTGACCCTAACAGCGTTGCTCAGATGTATCAGCAGAATCCTTCAGGATTTGGTGAGTTTGTTGATCACCTTGGAATGGCTGCTCTTGGTCCAATTGATTACTTCAATGTTCAGGACAAGATGGCTGGTCGTGAGATTGATCGCGGGAAACTTGCAGAGACAATCCGCAGCAATCAGGCTGGCGAGGCACTTCAGGCGAGAGGCCAAAACCTTTCCTATCAGTCAGCAATGACTGGGCACAATATCGCAGCACAACGCTTGGCTCTGGATCAGCAAGAGTTCGGGTTTAAGATGCAGCAAGCGCAGGAAAAGGCTCAGCAGTTGATTAGCGAAGCACCTAAGCTGTCAGTAAACATGGAAAAAGGCATCGAGACAGCTGTAAACAATGCCACAGCATCATCAAACTCAGCCAATTCTATGAGTGCGCTTGCTCAACAGTTCAGAGCAGAAAAACCAACGACAGGTTTGTTCGGTAACGCACAGAACATGTTCGCAAAACTTACCGGAAGCGATACAACATTGCGTGATTTGCGCATCCGCCAAAATGCCCTTGTTAACAGTCAGGTTCTTAAATTCCTACCTCCCGGCCCCGCAACGGATAAAGACGTTGAGATCGTTCGGCAGGGTGCACCAACTGACATGGATAACCCTGAGACGGTCGCAAGATGGCTTGATGCAATGGCAAACCTTGAGCGACGAAACGCGCAGTTTAATGAGTTTAAAGCCGAGTGGATGAGCGCGAATGGCAACCCTGGACAATCGCGTAATGGCGGTCAGATATTGGGGTTGGATGTTAAAAAAGGTGAATCATTGGGGAGTGCCGTTAAGCGGTATATGTCAATGAATACTGACGCAGCGCCAGCACAAGATTCGACACCTTCAGGAGAACCACGGAATCAGGTTGGATCGTATACCTCAAAATCAGGCATTCAATTTACGGTGGAATGATGAAAGTAACTGCAAACGGTAAGACATTTACCTTTCCTGATGGTACGAGCACCGAAGATATTGGCATCGCCATTGATGAGTATTTTGCTGGTCAGGCTGTTCAGCAACAAACAGTTAATCAGGCCAATAATGCACCAACACGGGAAGAACCATCATTGATGCAACAAGCTGGCGATTGGCTCACTGGTGGTCAAAGTGCAGGGCAAATTGCAGAACAGGCTGGTCGTGGTCTGGTGAACATACCATTTGACGTATTGCAGGGCGGCGCAAGTCTGATTAATGCAATCAGTCAGGGGCTTGGTGGACCCAAGGTTTTGGATGATGTTTATCGTCCAGTAGACAGACCGACAGACCCCTACGCGCAAGCCGGTGAAACAATTGGTGGGTATTTAGTTCCAGGAGTTGGAACGGCAGGAAGCATGGCTATTGGATCACTGGCAGAGGCCGCAAATCAGAAAGGCGATTTCGCACAAAATGCAGCTAAAAATGCCGGAGTCAACCTTGCCGCTCAGGGTGTTCTTTCCGCAGCAGCAAAGGGAATAGGGCGTGGAATGACGGCTATAAAAGGCGATATTTCGCCAGAAGTGGCGAAAAAAATTGCCACATCAGAATCGATGGGCGTGACACCAATGACATCTGATGTAATCACGCCGAAAAATGCTTTCACTCGCGGCCTTACTCAGGATGCCGAGGGGGCTTTGCTCGGGACAGGCTCAAAGCGAGCGGAGCAATATGCAACGCGTAGTAAGCTGGTAAGTAATTATTTTGACCGTTTTGGTGAGTACAACCCTGATGATGTGGTGAAATCTCTGACCACCACGTTAAGGGGACGGAAGGATGCCGCTGGCGCTGTTATCAATGACGTCACCAATAAAATGGGTAATGCCGCAGTTGATACCACAAATACCATGAATGCTCTGAATACAGCGATCGCAAGACAGGAACGGCTTGGGACGTCTGCCAATCAAAGCCTGCTTACATCCTTGCGTAACCTACGTGAAGAATTAGCAAACCCTGCAACTGATTTGGATGTTACGTTTGATCTCCTGCGTCAGCACAGAACGGCATTTAGATCTAATGTTCAGGGAGATGCTATGGTCTTCCCCAACCAGGCAAAAGCAGCTACCAATATGGTAGAGAATGCAATGTCAAAAGACCTTCGTAACGCAGTTGCTAAAAACCTCGGTGCTTCAGACGCAGCAAAATACCTTAAAGCAAATTCCGATTATGCAAACGTTTATAATAAGGTGCTTAATAAAAACATTGCTAACAAGCTCAATAAGGCAAGTAGTGAATCCAGCCCTGAACTTATAAATACCGTTGTATTAAGCAGAAAACCATCTGACGTGAAACGAATCTGGAGCGCATTGGATGATAAGGGGAAAGATGCTATGCGTGCAGCTTACGTCAGCAAAATAGCGGAAAAGGCCGGTGACTCTCCAGCCAAGTTCATCACGGAAGTTAATAAGCTGAAATCTCAGTCAGGCGGTGAAATTTACAACACTATTTTTTCTGGAAAGCACATGAAAGAGCTTGATGCTCTTCATGAAGTTCTACAGCAAACAGCAAGGTCAGACACCGCAAATGTAGTAACTCAGACGGGGCAATCGCAAGCCAACAGGATAAGGACGATTGGCGCAACTGCGACTCTTGGCGTATCAATGGGGCTTGAGGCTGGTTTTGGTGCAATGATGCGCTTGTATGAGTCCAAAGCAGCAAGGAATATGCTTCTTCGTTTGGCAAACACCAAAGCAGGAACACCAGCCTATGAAAGAGCGATAAATAACGCTGCGAATGCCATCAGACCGCTGTTTGCTACTGAGGCAACACAGCAGTAACGTATGGGAAATTGGATTCAATCGCTAACATTTTCTTTTTACTTTTCCAACAAAAGCTTTGGTTGAATCCATATTTCCATAACCGGAAATGGTTTTTGACATTAAAACTGTTCCAGTAGGATGTATTACCCATGAGTCGATAACGCGTTGAGTTTCGCCATTCGCGCCGATTCCTATGATGGAGTTTTTAGACAATGCTTTGTAAGCCATGCCGCCCGCATCTGTCCCAGAATATGTGATGCTGGCATCTTCACCGCTTGTCTTAATGATGAATGTTCCACTAAAACCATCTTCTTCCGGATGGAAATTATTTCGTTCTGAATAGCTTATTCCGCGCATATCTCCAACGACCCAGCACTCTGCTGTAGCCCCAAAAGATATGAATAAGAACATAGCAGTAAGAAATTGCTTCACGCCAACCTCCTTAGTTTTGAGCAGGATACCAGATGATACTTTATTGGTGGAGTGGTGTGTGAAAACGTGTCAACGACAAACCATCCACAACTTGGACGAATGATTTAGCAAAAAGTGCTATTTTTGGTGTTTGGTGTCATAGAAAAGTGAATAGCTCACTTTTCAACATTGCATGAAACTTGCAGGAAATGTGACATTACCTTATAGGTAACTTCGGCGAAAATGCAGTAAATGTGAAACGTAATGGTTTAAACATGTCGCTAAAGTGGTTGTAAGTTAGCCTCCGAAGGATTGCTGATAGCTTTGTTATAGTATTAAATGACATTTGACATAGTTGGATACTTAGCTGTGGCTATCAAGATGGAGGTGTGTTCATGCTTACTTGTTTTGATGTCGCCGACTACTTCCTGTCGCGGTGTGACGAGGATAGCGGTGACACAATCTCTAATTTAAAATTACAAAAGCTTGTTTACTATGCTCAGGGTTTTTCATTGGCGTTGCTTGGCGAGCCTCTTTTTCAGAATAAGATGGAAGCTTGGATGCATGGCCCTGTTGTCCCTGAGCTTTATCGCCGTTATAAACAATATGGTAATGGCGCTATCCCTTCTCCAGAGTCTTTTGATGCTGAAAAATTCAGCGAAGAACAGTTAGAGCTATTAGAAGAAGTCTGGGATGTTTTTGGGCAATTTTCTGCCTGGAAACTGAGGAACATGACACACGAAGAGTCACCATGGAGATCAAACTATATTGAGGGTGTTGGTGGTTCTGAAATTAGCTCTAAGGAGATGGCAGAGTACTTTGCAACTCGGATTAACTAACGAGATGGCAAGAAAATCTAAAAGGATTATCCCCCCTGCTGAATCTACAGGTAAGTTAAAGTTAGGGCCGCAGTCAGGGGGGAATTCAGATCAAAAGAAACCGAAATTTTCATTCTGTTACATCCAAAGCTCTCACTGCATAACGAAATGCCAAAAAGATGAGAAAGCTGGCTTAGCTGATAAATTATACAGATTAAGTCAACTAACATGGGCAGAGATTAAGCAGCAAGGTAGGCATAAGCTTGGATTTGAGAAGATTGCAAGGGGTGCAATTAAAGCAGGTATCCCCAGTCATATAACGGAAGACGTAGATCATTTCTTGGCTTTTAGATTTGATGATTTGAAAGCCATGGTTGGTTATCGTCTTGGATCGACATTTTTTGTTATATGGCTTGATAGAGAGTTCAACCTATACAAGCACTAATAAAACCCACCGTCAGGTGGGTTTTTTGTACAAATCCTTCAGCGTATCAAACACCATCTTCTTAACAAGCTCTGACTGCTCATCAGCGAGTCGTTCTGCATCGTCGCGATATCCAGTCACAGGCGATGGTTTTGATAGAGCATCTTGGACGATTTGTAACAACTCGGAGTTCATTGATCTCCCATTCGCCTCCGCCCTGAATTTTAATTTCTCCCTTACTTCCATAGGCATACGGAAGTTAAAGTGCGGATCATCTCTAGCCATGCCATCACTCCAAGTTAGTGTATTGACATGATAGAAGCACTCTACTATATTCTCAATAGGTCCACGGTGGACCTATATTGTGAGGTGAATATGAAAGGAATGAGCAAGATGCCGCAGTTCAATTTGCGGTGGCCTAAAGAAGTATTGGATTTGGTCCGCAAGGTGGCGGAAGAGAATGGTCGGTCTGTTAACTCTGAGATTTATCATAGAGTAATGGAAAGCTTTAAGAAGGAAGGGCGCATTGGCGCGTAAAGTTGAAGCCCCAACTGCGGGAACAGTCAGGGCTTCGGTTGTCAGTAAATCCGTGGAGAAAAACCAACATGAATAGTATAGCAATTTTAGAAGCAGTGAACACCTCTTACGTACCATTCAACGGTCAGCAAATTATCACCGCCATGGCTGCCGGAGTTGCATATGTTGCGATGAAGCCAATCGTTGAAAACCTTGGAATGAGCTGGTCAACGCAGCAAACAAAACTCATGAAGCAGATTAGCAAATTCAACTGTGTTCATATGAACATGGTTGCCGCTGATGGGAAGCTTCGTAAGCTACTCTGCCTTCCTTTGAAGAAGTTAAATGGATGGCTGTTCAGCATCAACCCTGAGAAAGTTCGTGCTGACATCCGTGATAAACTGATTCAGTACCAGGAAGAATGCTTTACTGTACTGCATGACTACTGGACAAAGGGAAAGGCAGAAAATGCACGTAAGAAAACATCTGTTGATGACAGGACTCCGCTTCGTGATGCTGTAAATATGCTAGTCAGCAAAAAGCATCTAATGTACCCAGAAGCTTATGCAATGATTCATCAGCGTTTCAATGTGGAAAGTATTGAAGAGCTTGATGCATCTCAGATACCGCAAGCCGTAGAGTACATCCACAGGGTAGTGCTTGAAGGTGAATTTATCGGCAAACAAGAGAAGAAAACCAACGAGCTTTCTGCAAAAGAAGCAAACAGCCTTGTATGGTTATGGGATTATGCCAACCGCTCACAGGCATTATTCCGCGAACTGTATCCGGCGCTAAAACAAATTCAATCGAACTATTCCGGCAGATGCTACGACTACGGTCATGAATTCTCGTATGTTATCGGAATGGCGAGAGACGTTTTAATAAACCACACACGAGATGTTGATATTAATGAGCCAGACGGACCAACGAATCTTTCCGCATGGATGAGACTTAAGAATAAAGAATTACCTCCTTCAGTACATAACTACTGACAGATAACCAACGCAACGACCCAGCTTCGGCTGGGTTTTTTATGCCCAAAATTCACCGTAGCCATGCTGCGGCGATTCCTTGTATCTGGAGCAAATTAAATGACAGACATTACAGCCAATGTTGTGGTAAGCATGCCTTCGCAACTCTTCACTATGGCTCGTTCTTTTAAAGCGGTTGCCAATGGCAAAATTTATATCGGTAAAATTGACACTGACCCTGTAAATCCTGAAAACCAGATTCAGGTTTATGTGGAGAACGAAGACGGCTCTCACGTTCCTGTATCGCAACCAATCATCATTAACGCTGCTGGTTACCCGGTATATAACGGACAGATTGCCAAGTTCGTAACTGTGCAAGGCCATTCTATGGCTGTTTATGATGCATATGGTGCGCAGCAGTTTTATTTTCCTAATGTGCTGAAGTATGACCCTGATCAACTTCGCGGAGAATTGAATAGCAATGAAGGCGCTGGGCTTGTTGGCTATGATGAAAGTATTAATTATGGAAAAGGCACAGTTGGCGCATCAATTGGACCATATGCAGCAAATGGGGGAACAAATAAATATTCCCGTGAGGTTTTTGCTGAAAGGGTAATTTCTTCAGACGACTTTGGGGACCCGCTGGTAGATACAGGAGCAAGCATAAACGAAGGGATTGCACAGTTACAATCATCATTGCCTGATGCAAATACAAAAGGCGGTGTATTGCAACTTCCAAGGGGAGTGAGGTTAGTATCAACAGAAATCCATTATGATGATTGGAATAATGAGGCAGATCAGATTGATAGTATAGAAATTAAAGGGAAAGGAATTTCAACATCAGAATTACGTGCAGGGCCAGATCTGCCAAGTTGGGCGTCTATAATAAAAAATACAACTAGCACATCTAGCACTAAAGCAACACAGTATTTCAAACTAAATGATTTTGCTACTCGCGGAGGGTATCATGGTATTAGCCATGAATTTGCAAGTAGAGGAACCATTGATAGAGTAAAAGCATTTTCTGCCTCACAGAATGGGTTTTACTTTGGTAATACGTTTATTCTTGATATTAGAAATATCATTGCTGGTTCTAATTCGGCGAGTGGAGTTAAATTTGATTATCTCAATAATCCAATATACAAGCAACATACTAGCACTTTAGTAACTTCAGGGTATGCAAGCTCAAATGGAAATAATGGCTGGGAATGGGGTTATATGAATTATTGTTCAGCAATATCTACAGCTTCTGATTCAAATGTGAATCATGGTCATTACATAAGAAACTGTGATTGTTTTGTTATGACTTCATGCGGAGCAGAAAGTAATGGTAGGGCTGGCTTTGCAGCGAGATCAAGCGATACTGAAGGATATAATGAAAATGTAGTTATAGAAGGTGCATTTGCTCACGCAAATAATATGTCAAAGGACGGATGGGCGAACCTTTTGCATGTTCAAAGTTTAAATTCAGTTAAAAACCATATAACTATAAGAAATAGTAAATCCAGCCCTTCTTCTGATAATAATTCAGCAGATATCATAGTTGATGGTATTGGGGCGATTGCAACCATAGACAATTGTACCATTCCTAAAGGTGTACAGACATTTAATGGAGGTTATGTTGATTGGGTGCATCATAATATCTTATTTCCAGCAATAAATTTCACTGGTGGTGCAGCAAGAGAGATATGTTCACTAAGAAGTACTCAAGGCTATCAAACAACATATGGAGGGATGATTATCGTTCATGTAGGTAACTTGGCAACGAGCACTGGAGCAAGAAGAACTGCAACATATATTTTGATAGTTAATAAAAGTATATCAGGAGTTCCAATTGTTAATTTAGTTTCATCGGCCGGAGAAACATCAGGAGAAAATCCTTCATCTCCTAGTTTTACATGGTCAATCAATGGAGCAGACAAACTGGTTGCATCTGGAGCAAAAGTTACTACGGCTGGGGATTTCTGGTTTGAAATTACCACTTCAGGTCAAGTCATTGTCAATTGAGTAATCTTAGGAGCCTTAAGAAAAGGCTCCTTTTTATGGCTTAGAGTTGAGCTTGTTTTTTTCGGATAGACATCAGTCTATTCGTTAACGGCTTTTCGAAAGACAGATATAACAAGTATGAAAAAATGCATATAACAAGAGAAACAAGCAATATTGCTGCGTCAGGATAAAGATATTTAAGTAGATAAGAATACTTTATTGCAGTCCATATAAAAATCATATGCGCAAGATAAATAGTGTATGATGCCTCTCCAGCCTGGATAATAACTCTATTTGTTAAGCTGCATGGGTTAACATTAATTAGCGAAAATATTGTGACGATGAAGAAAGACGGAATCCCAAAAACAATAATTCTATCAATTGGATATTTGTTGATTATAATATATGAAATTAATGATATTAAAATAACAACCAATGCTAATCCAGTTCTAATGTTTATTGAAATACCCTTGGCGCTCACCTTGACATAAAAATATGCTGAAAGCATACCCATAATAAAGTCAATTATTATTGTATTTGACGCTAGATAATCTACGTAACTATTAATATCTATGTTGAGTGAAATTATTAACATCGATATCATTAACAATGCGCAGTAAAATGGAACTTTGAATCCTTTGAAGAAGATAATTGTTAGCGCAAATAATATATAAAAATATAATTCATATTGCAAAGTCCAACCCTGCCCAAGAAATGGGCTAAAGGATTTTTCGGAAATTTTTGCTGGAAGAAGCAAAAAGCTTTGTAATAAAAACAGTGAATCGTATTTTGATATTAGATCCGTTTTACCATATAGAATTAATGGAAGTGTAATTGTAATTATGCAATAAAACCAATATGTTGGGTATATACGTAAAAATCTCTTTTTCAGGAACGATAACGATTGTGACAACCCGCTTGGCCTGTTGTATGTGGTGATTACCATGATGAATCCACTAATACAAAAGAATAGATCAACACCAAAACCACCTACATTATAAATGTTAGATGAATACAACCACGATTCACCATCAAATGATTGATGCATGTAATGTGTGACGTGATCAATAACAACAGCAACGGCTGCTAGACCTCTAAGCATTTGTATAGAATATAGTTTACTCATTTATATTGTTAATTTTGATAAAGAATTTATTTTATCACATAATAAGTTTTTTTTTCATAATTAATCATTGATGTGATGTATATCACAAAACCTCCTAAGAATAATTATATTAATATTACGATCAAATAAGAAACTTAAGACTCTTCGCTATTCGATAGTTGTTAAGGTGGATCACTCAGGCTTTTCATCAAGCCAGTCCGCCCACCACTGCATCATTTCTCTGCGCTTATCGAGATACTGAGCATGGTTGTAAATCCCACGCACAGATCCGCCGTTGGCATGTGCCAGTTGCACTTCAATAGCATCAGCAGGCCATTCGTGCTCGTTCATAATCGTGCTGAATTCATGCCTGAATCCGTGACCGCTTTCCAGACCCTCATAGCCGATTTGTTTGATCACAAGCAGTACCGCGTTCTCGCAGATTGGCTTCTTCTTATCGTTGCGCCCGGCAAAAACAAACTCTGATACTGGTTTGGTGATTGAGCTTAGCGTAGTGAGAAGTTCAACCACCTGGTCTGACATCGGGACCACATGAATTTTGCGTCCCTTCATCACACTGGCGTCGATGGTGATAATCCTGTTTTCAAAATCGACGTTCTTCCATAGCATGGAACGAAGCTCTTTCGTTCTTAGGGCTGTATAACGTAAAACTTTTGTCGCAATGAGCGATACGATACTTCCTGAAAATGTTGCCAGTGCTTTGTTGAATGCAGGCATCTGGTCTGCTGGAAGGAACGGGAAGTTCTTCTTGCGGTATCCTTTCATGGCGTCTGCAAGGTCAGGTGCCGGGTTATATTTAGCCCTTCCGGTGACAATAGCGTAACGAAAAACCTCGCCGCATCTTCTGCGGGCTTTGTTGGCTCGCTCCATTGCACCGCGATCTTCAAATCTGCGGATTACTTCCAGCAGTTGCATCGGCTCAATATCCAGAATCTCGAGACCGCCGATGATGGGTAAAATGTCGTCATCAAACATTTTGGCAAGTTCAGTTGCATAGCCTACTGACCATACTTGCTTCTTGTGCTCGTACCATTCCTTGTAAATCGCACTAAAGGAATTGTTGTTAGACGAAGCCTTTTTCGCCTTTACCGGATCGATGCCAACCGAGATGTCTTTCCTCGCAGTCCATGCTTTATCCCTTGCCTCTTGCAAAGTCATAAGCGGATATTTTCCGACGGTCAGGATTTTCTCCTTACCGTCAATCTTGTAGCGAAGCTGCCATACCTTTTTCCCTGACACAGGGACATAAAGGTACAGGCCATTACCATCGAGAAGGCGGTATGGTTTTTCTTTCGGCTTTGCTGCTTCAATCTGCTTAACGGTGAGCAT